GATAAAATGATAATCCCGGAATATTTCTATTATCGTGCATTGAATAATGGAGAGGTTCATGTCTTTTACAAAGAGACAAGAATCTTTATCATGAAGAAGAAATGGATAAAGGATGGATCAGGATTTACTATGGACTACTGGACTTGCAAATCCACCCTGTCCTATGTCCCTTCATTTAAAGAACCGGATTTTGATAAGGCTAAAGCAATGATTATGAAAGAACTGGAAAAATTCCTTAACCTATTTTCGGAGGATAAATAATCATGAGATTAAAAAACCATTTCGAGAAAATGTTTGACGGTATTTATTTAAGCTATAAATCCATATCCATAACCGATGATGGTAGACTGATTATGAAGACTGTCGGTTGCGGATGCTGCTCTGATGTGGAACCAGTGGATACGGATAACCTCCTGAAGGCGATTACTGAAACTGAGCACTACCTGAACCATCTTAAGGAATTAAAAAACAGGATTAAGAAAAATGCCCCTCTTCCGAAATTAAAGGAGAAATATAGTTAAACTTTTTATATGTTCCCGCCGATAAGATAATTAAAGGGAGGAATATTATGAACTTAGTAGAATTCTTTGACCCAAGAAACCTGGACCATATTAAGGCTTACAAACATCTTTGTGATAAAGGAAAATATGGAAAGAACAAAAGGAATAAAACATAAATGGAAAAAAGAAAGAAAAATAACTAATGAAATGATTTTAAAAATCACGGAGTTAAGAAAGAATGGTAAAAAATTAAAAGAAATAAAAAATGAAACAGGAATAAATACCTGTACTATCAGCTTAATTTGCAATAAAAAATATAGATTTAGTTAAAAAAGACTAAACTATTTCTATATCCTTGCCGAAGAGATATATAAAGAGGCACTAAAAACGCAAGGAGGAAAAGGAAAATGGCTTCAAAATTCAATCAATATCTTAAAGCGGGGTATCCGGCCATTTGGATTGAAACTCATGAAGAATTCAGGGCTATTGCCACCCTAGCTTTTGAGTCAAATGGATATTCGGTTTTCTCATGGGATGTAGTCACTGGCCAACGGGACCATGCCACTGATAAGTATACAAAGGAATCCCCTGAAACCCCGATGAAAGAGATTGGCCGAATTCTCCAGATGAAACCCGGTAGTGTAGTATTTCTTAAGGATTTTCCCAAGTTTTTTAACAATATTGAAGTCCTTCGTTCAATTAAAAATCTCATTTCTGAGATTAAAGCTGATGACAGGCATATTATTTTTATCAGTCCTGCGGTAAATATCCCCATTGAATTGGAAAAGGATGTAACCGTATTGCCCTTTACCCTTCCTACCGTTGATGAATTGGTCCAGGTAGCGGAGAAGATAGTAAAAGATAACAAGTTTGATTCAGATAAATTTGATAAGAATAATAAACTGATTTCTAAAAAAGTAGAAGTGGACCGTAAAACCATTTCAGTGGCCAAAGGGTTAACCCTACAAGAGGCCGAAAATGCAATGGCCAGATCCATAGTGGAAGAAAAGGGATTTTCCCGAAAGATCCTGGAAGAAGAAAAACTCCAGTGCATTAAGAAGTCAGGCATGATGGAACTCTTTGAACCCATGCCCGAAGCCGAATTGGTTATGGATGGATTGAAAATGTATATCCATAGGAGAGTCAAGGGTTTTGAGCCTGATTCTACTATGCCCACTCCTAAGGGAATTCTCTTGGTGGGTATTCCAGGTGGTGGGAAGTCATTGGCCTCTAAGGTTATCGCCAGTGTTCTGGGTTGCCCTCTGGTTCGTGTAGACATTGGGGCCTTAAAGGGTAGCAAGGTGGGGGAATCCGAAGCCCGTATGAGACAGTGTTTAGCCCAAATTGATGCCTTAGGATTCTGTGTAGTGTGGATGGATGAGATTGAAAAAGTCCTGAGCGGTGTTCAATCCAGTGGCCAATCGGATGCAGGGACAACCTCTACCATGTTTGGAACCCTGTTAACCTGGATGCAAGAATCAAAATTCCCCCATTACATTGTGGCCACCTGTAATGAAATTCAAGACTTACTGGCCATTTCCCAAGGTGCCTTGTTAAGACGGTTTGATGATATCTTTTTTGTAGATCTTCCTTCTAAAGAAGAACGTGAAGAAATTATTAAGATTATGAATAAGAGATACAGCACTAAATTAAATGGAAATTTAGCGGAAAGAACTCAGGGATGGACTGGAGCAGAAATTGAAAAATATGTTATAGCCAGTATTTATGATGGAGAAGAAGAAGCTTTCAATAATGTCCATCCAATTAGTGAACAGAACAAAGAGATCATTGAAAATGCCCGGAAATGGTCTTTACAAAATGCACGTATCGCTAATTCAAGAAAAGTGGAAATTAAACCTGAAGGAAGAAAGATTAGAGTGTAGAGAATTAATATGATTATTTCTAAACTTTGTGAATGTAATTGTGGCCAATATGCTAAACCTGGAAATAGATTTATTCTTGGTCATAATACAAAAGGGAAAAAGAATCTTACTCTCTCTGAAAGAAATAAGAAACGAAATATGAAGGGTGAGAATAACCCTATGTTTGGAAATAAAAATCCAATTCGTTCCGAAATGAATAAACAAAATGTGGGTGAAAAGAATCCTTGTTTTAAGAGAAAACATACTGAAGATGAATTAAGAAATCTTAGTAAGCTTAATAAAGGTAAAAAGAGACCTTATGTTTCCGAAAGAAATAAAAAATTGGTAGGTAACAAGAATCCAATATTTGGTAAGAAGGGTGAACTTAGTCCAAATTGGAAAGGAGGAATCTCTTTTGAACTTTATGGTCTTGGATTTAATAAAGAGTTAAAGAAATATATTAGAGAGAAATTTAATCATACTTGTGTTCTTTGCGGTGAGTTTGCAAAGATCCCCCATCATATAGATTATAATAAGAGGAATAATCAGGAAGATAATTTTGTCCTTTTATGTAATTCATGTAATTCCAAAGTTAATAAGAATAGAATCCAATGGGAAATTTATTTTAGATCATATATTCTAAGATTAAAGGAGGAATAAAATGCCAAGGGAAGTATTAAGAGATGAAGTAGAACATGTGGAATTAGAGGTAAGTCAACTGGAGAAAGAGCGGAAAGAACTCAATGCCGAAGCTGAATTTGAACTTGAGGTTGATTCCTTGACTTTTGAAATAGCGTGGTCCACAAATTTACCTTATGAAGAAGCCAGAAAACAGGCTCTTAAAAAATTAATGAGTAAGGGGGTTTAAGAGGAAGTAACATGGAGGCAATATATATTTATGTAAGTACGTTGTTCTTTATTTTTGCCGGATTCGTGGTTAAGTGGTCTGCAGGATGGGGGAATACGTTTGTAAGGTTTATCGCAATCCTGCTGGCTATCTCAGGGATAGTCTTATCCTTGGCTAAACTGGGGTTTATGCTTCCCCCTCTGATACATCCATAAGGAGAAAAATCACTATGAAATTTGCAAGTCCAGAACAATACCTTACCGCAGGATGCCTTTTCTTGGTGGGAGAAAAAAAGAACCAAACAATATTCAATGGTCTTCATGAAAATACAAATGGAAGTATCTGTGAGACTGGTTGCGCCTACATTGATAAATGCCAGGCTTATAGGATTCTTTCCTCAAGGCTCACTGAAACCCCTGAGGAAAAGAAAATACCCATGCCTACCAATGCCCAGATAGCCGCTAAGCTGGGGGTAACAAAAAGGCAGGTGTCCAAGATGAGAATCAAAGGAACTCTTAAGGCTGAAATCCTTAAGAGGGGTTTGGAAAACGAATTTAGTAATCTATCACTGATTTAGTGGATTCTCAGGAATACCTAGAAGGTGAGAAAACGGGATGGGAACCGGAGACCCAGAATAACTACTCGAAGGGCTGATTCCCGTATCTGTAGGTCCTTTATCCCTGTGATTTCCTATTAGAGGGTAGAATGATAAGGTAGCCCAGTGGGGAAGGGCAGCAGACTGTAAATTTGTGGCTTCGGCTGTGTAGGTTCAAATCCTACCCTTATCATTCTGCTCTTTATTTAATGACATTTTATGTCACCATTAAAAAATAACTAAACTTTTTCCAGGAATAGCCGATAAGATATTTAGAGGCAAGAAAATAACAAGGAGGTAAGAGAGTGAAGATTGTTAAACCCATCGGATACTTTGAGGACCATCGGCAGAAGAAGTTATTTCTGTTAGACAAAGCCACTTTAACCTTGACTCAGGTTCAGGAAACCATGTTTAAAAAGTGGAAGGCCATAATTGAGCAAAGGATGGAAAGGTAGGAATTTGAAAGAGATTCCTCTAATCCCATTAGTCCCTGAAATGGGCAACCAAAAAGCGATTGTTGACGATGAGGATTATGATCGTCTTATAAAATACAAGTGGTATTTGAATGCTCAGGGATACGCAGTCCGGTATATTGAGAAGGATGGGAAGCGGGTCTACATCCGTATGCACAGGGAAATCTTTAATACCCCTGAAGGTTTGGATACTGACCATAAAGAGAGGAATAATAGGACAGACAACAGGAAGGAAAATCTGAGGTCATGTACCCGTGGGGATAATTCAAAAAATTCTAACCCTTGGAGTACTGACAGTAAATTTTGCTCTATTTATAAGGGAGTTACCTGGCATAATAGGAAAAAACATCCTTGGGTAGCAAGGATTAGGGTTAATAGGAAATATATTCATCTTGGGGTATTCAAAACAGAGATTGAGGCTGCTTTAGCCTATAATGAGGCAGCCAGGAAGTATTTTAAAGAGTTTGCCTACCAAAATGACATAAAATGTCAACCTTAAAAATAACTAAACTTTTTCTAACTTCTGTCGATAAGATCTATAGAAGTAAGCAAAATAAAAGACAAAGGAGGGTACTACAATTTCTCATACAATGAACATCAGAACTGAGATAAGGGACCGGATAGCTCTTGAAGCTGCCTGTAAGGAATTGGGCATCAAGATCCTTGAAGGTAATAGCCACCATCTTTATGGTGGAACTGAATATGGAATTGGCCTTAAAATCCCTGGCTGGAATTACCCGGTAGTAGTCAAGGATAATGGGACCTTGGCCTTTGACGATTATAAAGGGTCTTGGGGTAACAAGCAGGACCTTACCAAACTTATGGCCTATTATGGCCTTGAGAAGTCTAAGGCTGAAGCTGAGGATCAGGGTTACACAGTAGAGGAAAGTTATAATTCCCAAACTCAAGAATTAGAACTTGAAATCACAGTGGAGGAATAATCATGTCTAAAAAAATCAAAATGAGATTTGATCTGAGAACGGGAGAAATAAAGGTGGAAGCAGAAGGATTTATAGGCCCTTCTTGCCAAAAGGCCACTGAATTTCTTAAAAATACCCTTGGGGAAGTAACCGATTTTACCCAAAAATCGGAATGGTTCGAAGAAAACCTTCAGTTATCTGGCTGTATTGATACTGATCTTTGTGGGTAAGATATGAATATTTGTGATCATGGTTGCGGACAAGAAGCTAAGTATTATTCTCAACAAACTAAAAAATGGCGTTGTAGTAAATGGCCTAGCTCTTGCCCAGAACTTAGAAGAAAAGATAGTGAGTCCCATAAAAAGCCTAAACCAGATCTTAAATTATGTGAATGTGGCTGTGGGAATTTTGCTAAGCCGGGTAAGAGATTTATACATTGGCATCATACAAGAGGAAAGAAAAGACTTGACTTGGCTGGCAAAAAAAGACCAGATCATTCTATCAAAATGACAGGTGAAGGAAATCCAAGGTTTGGCCAACCTGGTTATTGGAGAGATAAAAATAGGCCAGAATTTTCTGGTGAAAATCATCCTAATTGGCAAGGTGGCGTCTCTTTTGAACCTTATTCTCCTAAATTTAATAAACAATTTAAGACTATAATAAGAGAAAGAGATAATTACACTTGTCAACTATGTGGAGAATATGGAAACTTTGTTCACCACATAGATTACAACAAGGAAAATACCAATCCTAATAATGCATTAACTTTATGCAATCCCGATAATTCTAAGGTAAATTTCAATAGGGACCAGTGGGAAACTTATTTTAGGCTTTATTTATTGATAAAAAAGAACTAAAGTTTTTTAAAAAACTGACGATAAGATATATAAACAAAAGGAGGAAACAAAATGGAAACTAACATGCAGGAAAGGGTACTTGTTGTAAGACTACATATTAGTAGATGGTGTCCCTGGGGTTACGATCAAAAAAAGGCTGCAGAGGTAGCTACCCAAGAGGGTTCCAAGAAGGAAGATACCCATGTTACCAAGCGGAAAATCAGCAAAGATGCCCTGAAGGATATCAATGATTTGCTGAATCAGGCTTATACCTATCATATCAGTGTCACGATGCCCTCAGGTGCTGATGGAGATCGGCTGATTACTACCGACCTCTACACCGAATATTGCACCAAGATGAATGAGTTTGAAACCAAGATACCGGCAGCTTTGGATAAATTCCTTTCTGAATATCCCACGTGGAAAGAAGAAGCCAGGACCCGCCTCCAGGGATTATTCAAGGAAACCGATTATCCCTCAGTGGAAGAAGTCAAGAAGAAATTTTCTATCCGCTATTCTTTCCTGCCTCTCCCCTCAGTCAATAACATTGTGGTCAAGTTAGTCAACGGGGATTTGGCCAACGTCCGTAAGAACGTGGAAGAGGAAATGTCTAAGATGTCCGAAATCGCCATGAAAAGCCTGTGGGACAAAACCTATGATGCAGTGGCTCACATGGCAGAGATCCTTGGTTCTGATGCCCGTTTACACAAGTCCATGCTGGACAACATGAATGGTCTTTGTAATGTCCTGAAGTCCCTGAATTTCACCAACAACCCTGAATTGGAAGAGATGAGGTTAAAGATTTCAGTCCGTTTGGTTGGCCTTGACCCCAATGACCTTCGTAAATCCAGGAGTGTTAGAGAGGAGGTGGCCCGGGAAGCCAAGTCAATAGCTTTGGAAATATCACAGAAACGTATGATTCGCCTTGAGTAGTTTACTGAGTATGGGGAGGGGCCTCCAGAGGTCTCTCAAGAGGGTATCCCCTTCAGTACCAAAGGATTTGCCCCTCCCCATTTTTTTAGACCAATTTAAAGATGCATTCGATAGGGAGGAACACCTTGTTTCGGCTATTAAGCAATACCTCAGGACAGAAGAACAGAGGAAATGGCTTTATGATCATGATCTTTCAATTGAGGATTGTTTGAATGGAAGGTATCCTGGGGATCTTGAAGAAGAAGTGGCTGAGGTTTTATATAAACCCTGGAATGAGATTTTAGGATTTCGTGAGTTTGGATCTTAACAATGTTTTCTTATATTTTTTATATATCTCTTGGAATAATTCTTATACTGGGAGTAATAGTTATTCCGATTTATGTGAATTTGTCTGAGTCTATTAAAGAAGAGTTAGAAAAGTTAGTTAAAACATCAGAGAGGATTAAAAATATTCCAAAAGAGGTTACAAAAAATCCAAAGATAGATCGTAAGATCAGATTGGACTAAAAAGGAGAATGAAATGGCAAAGAGACCCACTTTGAAAGACAAAATTGAGGAAGTCAAGAAACTGAAGGAAATGAAACCTCATGTGCTCAGGCAGAGTATATTTGGGGATGACCATCATGCCGCTATTGACGCCCAGATTGAAGTCATAGATGAATACATGGGACAGGATGACATTGAAGATAGATTCAGTGGTGAGCCAGAAAATGTTTACACAGCGGCTATGGATGCAGCCATATGGTTAGAGGGGGAAGAGATAGACGATTTTACAACCCCATCCGAATCCTGGAAAGAACTGGTGAGGATATGATAACAAATGCATTTCGACTTCAACCGCAAGAAACACCAGGAGGGATTGAAGATGTTATTATATTTATTATCATGTGGTTTATTTTTGTTGCAATATATCTTCTCCCGACCATTGTTTCTGTCATAAGAAAACACAGGAACATGACCGCTATCTTTATCCTGAATGTCTTACTTGGTTGGACATTCTTTGGGTGGGTAGTTGCTCTTATTTGGTCAGTATTTAAAGAAAAACCAAAAGATTAATGATAACACTAAATGAAGCTATAAAGCTTTTGAATAAATATGCACCTTTGGGAACCCCGGAAGAGATTGAGAGGACCATATACAAAGCGGAAGAGATTATAGGTGAATATAAATCTTTGTGATCTCCTGAGGAAATACAGGAAGCTTTGGAAGGGGCTAGTAATCTTCTTGAAAGATATAAGACTTTTGGAACCCCTGATGAGATTGAAGAGGCTTTTGATTTGGCCAAACAAGCCCTTGGGGATTTAAAAAGCTTGGATGGATATTTAAAGAGTCAGGGGATACAGACCCCAAGAGATCCAGTTATTCCCAAGACTGCCAAGGAAGTAATTGAAATGATTTCTAAAAGAAAGATCATTTTAGACTAAACTTTTTTTGTCTTTCTGCCGATAAGATAGTTAGAGAGGGAATTATGAAAATAAGATGGGGAATTCAAATTAGGGATAAGGGACAGGTGGTTAGTATAAATCAATTCTTTTTGGATATCCCTGATGAAGAATTAGCAGTTTGTGAGACTACAGAGGAAAAGACTTCTTTGATTGAGTATTATGTAAATAAAGAATTTGAATGTAATTCCAATACTTTTTGGGAAGAAGTATGAATGTCATTAATACCATAAATGTCTATCCCCTTCTTGGATTATTGATACTGAGTGGTCTGTTAATCATCTATGGGATAGCCAAGATAATAACCTATTTCATTAATAGGAGGTAACTGTGTCAAGAGCATTGGTCTACAATAATGCTTCGTGTCTTAAATGTGATTGCATAGAGAAAAGAATGGTCAAGATTGGTGCTTTCATCATGTGTAACAAATGCTTTGCGGAGGAATTTATAACCTCTGATCCTGTCTGCCAAGAGCGTAAATTATATCTCAAATGGCTAGAGGTCTACAAAAATAAAATAGAGGAGGAAGAGAGGGGAAGGTCATGAAAATCAACGGGAAGATTAC